GGACGGTGTTCACCGCCCCCACGCACGGGACTGCCCTTCCCTCTTCACCTCCAATCAAGGGGGAGGGCAGTTCCCAATTTCTTTCCAACGGGTTGTGAACGATGTATGGGGGCTGTAGGGTTGGGGGGCATGGAACCTATTGACCCCACTAAACACGAACAAATCATCGCCGAACTGGAACGGGACTGGAAGCGGTACGACTCAGAAATCGCATCTATCGTCGGTGTCCCCATCAACGAAGTAGCCAAGGTTCGTAGGAAGAAACTCATTCCCCACTACTCCCCTTATGTCAAGCGTCGTATGGCGATTGAGGCAGACCTGCGTGCTAACCCCGAAGTGACCGACCAGCAGATGGCGGTCAAACACCGCTGTTGTGGGGTCACGGTCGCCAAGTACCGAGCCGAACTTGGTCTACCGAAGTCTAAGAGGGCAACCAAGAAGCCGTCCGAGGCAACACTCAAGGCACGGGCAATGCTGGAATCCGACCCGACCCTAACCGACCTCCATGTATCCCGAGAGTGTGGTATCTCGTTCGCTCATGTTGCACGACAGCGAGACCTCATGGGAATCCCTCGTTCTCCCAGAGCGAACCGCATGACACGACGCAAGCGGGACAACTATGACTACACGAAGGTTGATGCGGACATCCTGTCCAATGACTTCACCTACAAGGTCATCTCGCTACGCAACGGCATCCCCTACGAGTGGGTGACCAACAGGGCACGGAAACTTGGAATCAACAAGCGACCGAGAGTCAATTCCGAGACATACCAAAAAGTTCTTGACTTGCTTCAGCAGGAAAACCGTATGACTGAAAAGCAGATTGCCCTGACCCTTGGTATCGCATCCGTCTACACCGTTTCTGCAATTCGCAAGAAGGCTGGAATCCCTCGCCTGAAGCCGGGACTCCCGAAGGAGGAGGCAAGCAAGAAGGCGATGGCACTTCTCTCTGAACCCGAAAGAAAGTCACTTTCTCAGATTGCACGGGAGAGTGGACTAACCATCACTACGGTAACGAAGATTCGTAATCGGATGATGGACAACCTCAAGGGTGCGACTGAGTGAGCCAGCCCCGCGCCTACATCTACCGAAGGCTGAACCCATTCGTCAGGAGCATCACCTTCACCAATGGCGAGGCTGGTCGCTACATCTACTTAGAGCATTGGCGTTGGACTGAAAAGGTGCGACGAATTGCTGTGTGGAGTGGACTTGACTGGGTTGATGTTCCCGAGAACATCTTGGATGCCGAACCACGGGACATCCCGCTGCTCCGTGCCTACTCTAAGATTCTTGGTATTGACTTTGACCAGTATCTCAATGATGAAATCCAAATATCTGACGAGTCGACAGGAGAGGTATGAACGACTTCCCACCCCCCAACCCGAACGATTGGCACTACAACGTGAAGCAACACAACCCCACGATTCATGAGGCAAACCAGAAGCAGGTTGCCAAGAAGGCAGGCTTGATTGCCGCCGCCATTGGTTTCATTGCTCCGCTTGCCAATGGGGGTCTCGTGATTGACGGGGTAATCAACGGAGCCATCTGGTTCGGCATTGTCTACGGAGTCACTCGCCTCATTCAGAAGAACAAGCAATGAGAGGCAAGAAGGCGAAGAAGATGCGGGCTGAGAATGCCCGTCACGAGAAGGCTGTGCTTGCGGGGCTCACCACTTGGTGGGATGGGCAAAAAGAGCAGTACGAATACTCTGCCTGCATTCTCACCGCACGGGTCACCTCCGATGTCCTGACGTACTTCAAGGTTCCTCACCGAGTTGTTGCTGTCAAGTCCAATGCGATGAACCAGCAACGCTACGAGCGAGTCTGCAATCTCGCTGACGGCGATGATGGCATGACCTTCCTTGATGGGGAGTACTGCGTCGGGGCTAATGATGGAGAAGTTGGTGAGAGAGGCTTTGGTGGTCATGTCGTGGTAATTACCTCAAGCGACACCTTGGTTGACCTCAGCAACTACCAGTTTGACCGACCTGAACACAACATCGTTACAGGCAACAATGTACGAATCATCAAGACTGATGGAGCATTCCACAACTTCACCAACAATAAAGAGTTGAGGATTCCCCTAGAACAGGGTCAACTTCTCTACTGGGCAACCAATGTGACCTCGTACAGGGATGCCCCCGACTGGAGAGTCTCCTACATGCTAAGTAAAGAAGCCATTGAGGAAATCTCTAAGTCGCTTGTCACTGAGAAGGCGAATGCTTGACGTTGTCCCTAGTCCCGGCCTAATCTTCTGCGTATGGAATTGTCGCGAACAGAACTGCGTTGGCTTACATCAGCCGTTGACATCTGTGATGAGGCAACCCATAAACAATGGAGAGTTGGTGCGATTCTTGTCAGGAGTGGCAATGTCCTTGCCACGGGCGTCAACCGCTATCGCAACGACCCCTCACAGGTTGAGTACGGGCATGTTTCGTACCACGCCGAAGAGGTTGCCCTGCGACGAGTCAGTGACCCCGAAGGAGCAACCATCTATGTCGCCCGACTTACGAGAAGCGGTAAAATCGGGGCTGCGCGACCGTGTCCGAGGTGTCAGGCACTCCTTTTGGAACATGGAGTCCACACGGCGGTTTGGACAGAGCCTCAAGGTTGGGGCAAGCAGAGACTCAGCAGGTTGATACATGAAGAACTCGCCATCACGCACACCCGACATGCCTCAGCAGTCCATCCTCTATTTGGCTGATGATGTCCTTATTCTTGACTTCCCCTATGAACAAGACCAAGTAGCACAGGTAAAGGCTCTGCCCGGGGCTAAGTGGGACAAGGTTGGTCGTGTCTGGAGGCTTCCTGTCTCCACGCTCAAGCAGGCTCGAGACCTCGCGCTCAAGTGGAACTTTGACATCTCCAACGAAGTCCTTGCCTTTGATTTGCCAGCACATGCGAATCCTGGCGATGGCGTATCCATTGAGGGCAAGTATCTGATGCTCTCTTTCCGCTATGACCAAGTTATGGTCAGGTCAGTCAAGCAGATTCCAAGCGTGACATGGGATTCCAAGACCAAGGCATGGAAAGCCCCGTTAACGTCGATAGAGAGCGTTATTAAGTGGGCAACCACATTCAGACAGCCGATACCTGATTACGTAAAAGCCGAAGCCGACCGCATCTCTGCCTCAATGACGGAGATTCGTGAGGCAAGTCGTTCGGTTGATGCAGACATCTCCATTCCTCGCCTCCACGGAGAACTGCTTCCGTACCAACGTGCTGGTGTCTCCTATGCCTCACACACTCGGCGTTCGTTTATTGCTGACGAGATGGGACTCGGTAAGACGATTCAGGCGATGGCAACACTTGAGTACATTCACTCACAGTACGGCGATGACGAGACGAGCCCCGTTTATCCGGCTGTTGTGGTTTGTCCCCCAAGTCTTGTTCTCAACTGGAAGAAGGAATACAACAAGTTCCTGCCTGACCTCATCGTTGAGACAATCACGAACCGCAAAGAGATTCCGATGTTTGGAACCTACGACGTTCTTGTGGTTGGGTACTCCAACATAACCGCATGGGAGAAGCAACTCTGCAATCACAACGCCTATGTGTTTGACGAGAGCCACTACTGCAAATCGCGGGACGCCCAGCGGACGAAGTCAGCCAAGAAGATGACCAAGTCCAACAAGGACGCAGTTGTTCTCTGCCTGACGGGCACACCAGTCACGAACCGCCCAGCCGAATACGCCCCACAGTTGGACATCATGGGGCAGTTGGAGAAGTTCGGTGGTCTGTGGGGCTTTTACCGTCGCTACTGCAATGCCTTCCAAGATAAGTGGGGTCAATGGCACTTGGAGGGAAACTCAAACTTGGAGGAACTGAACGACAAGTTGCGAGCGACCTGCTATATCCGTCGCACCAAAGACCAAGTAATGACGGAACTACCCCCTGTCATGCATGACGCAGTCATTGTCGACGGGGCTCCCGCCGTGATGAAGGAGTATAAAAAGGCAGAATCGGACATTGTTGCTTACCTCGTTGAGAGGGCGAAGCAGATTGCTGAGGAACTCGGGTTGCCTGTTGGGGCGGCCACGGTCATGGCTCGCCTCAAGGCAGAAGCCAACGAACACCTAGTCCGAATGAGCGTTCTACGCAAGATTGCGGCTCGTGCCAAGATGCCTGTCGTTGAGGAGTGGGTGGATGCCCACATTGCTGATGGCAAGAAAGTTGTTATTGCGGCTCATCACCGGGACATCGTGGACATGCTGGCCAATAAGTATGGCGGTCTAAAGATTCAGGGCGGAATGGATGTAGAGGCTGTTGAGGATGCCAAACACAAGTTCCAAACATTGCCCGTAGAGAAGGCTCCCGTCATAGTCTTGTCCATTCAGGCTGCAAAGACTGGACACACACTGACAGCCGCCCAGAACGTCTTGTTTGTGGAGTTGCCGTGGACACCAGCCGATGTCGACCAGACATACAGTCGCTGTCACCGTATTGGGCAGAAGGGGTCAGTTACATCCACCTACATGCTCGCGTCCGGGACTATTGACGAGGAAATTTACGCTCTGGTTGAGAAAAAGCGGTCAGTTGTTGGTAAAGCAACTGATGGTGAGATTACCTTTGACGAAAATGACTCTGTGGCGAACCTTGTTCTCAAAATGATGAATCTGGATTAGGGCTTTCCGCCACCGTAATAAGTAGTTGTTTGTTTGTTTCGTAGTTGATACGATTCAGTCTGGTTGGGTTCGCCCCCTATGGCCTGACCGCTTGCGTTGAGCCCTCGTCGCTTCCCCCAGTGGCGAGGGCTCCGCTATTTATCGAGCCAATACCTATTCAGGAAGTCTGGCTTGAATCTGTCGTCGCAGTGGCTATCAAATCCATCAAGAGTGCCACATTCGGCACAGACGAGTGATTCAGGAGGGTCTACAGGCCCAGAGAGACCAAAGAACCTACAGTGGTCAACGAGAACCCAAGTATGAGAGTCGATGTTTCTGCGCTGCTCTTCGGCTGTTCCCGTGAACCACTTCGGTGCATTACGAGCAGACATAACTCAGTCGCCCTTCTCTAGTTCGTCAATCTCGGCTTCTTCGTTGAAGATTTCGTTAGCGATTTCACGGGCGTACTTCTTGCGGAGTCGCCAAATCTTCTTGTTCAACTCAATGATTCCCTCAGAGTCACGAGCCTTCTGCACCAGCGAGCCGTCATACGTCCCGTGAAGCGAATACATCGCATTGTCAAAATCTGACTGCTCAAAGATGATGTCCGAAATCCAGTTTGCCTTCTGGTCAATTGCCATCATCAAGGTGCAGAGACCTTCGTGCCCGAACTCGTCAAATATCTTTGCGACAATTATTGAACAAAGGTGGTCACGGTAGATGAGGTCAGCGTTGGAGTTCTGTGAGAGGAACTCACCAAGGAAGTTGATGAGTTCCCCTCGGGACATCTCTGAATCAAAGTCTTCAGGCTCCATCGCACATCCTTTGCTCGGGTCGTGCATCTTGCATGCCTCTATTGTCGCACGACTTTGCGTCAGATTAGGGAAAGGATTGCCTGCTGTGCCTCGTACTTCTTCTTGTTCACCCACGAGTTGGGGTCCATTGACGACTGAGCACGCTCGCTCGCCTTGGCGTCCCGATAGTGGTCCAGATACTCCGCAATGGCGTTGTAAGTAGCCCAGCCGTTGTAGCCGTAGCCACCAGCATTCTTTTCTGAGGGATACAAACCGCGAATCAAGTCATTGATTTCTTCACGGTTCCGCTTCTGGCGGTCAGTCTCATCCTTCTTCTTGGGGAACACCGAGTTGATGACGGAGTCAAGGCGAGCCGACTTATCCATGATGGGGATGCCCAGCATTCGCTCAGCAGTATTTCGGAAGTCTTCTGCCCATTCCGTTGAGAAGTTAAGGACTTCCTGAGCATGCTCAATGGCGTTGTCTTGGTTGCGTGTGTGACGGGCGGTGAATACCCGTAGTGCTGACCTCATGCCAGCATTTACCGTGTTCTTGCACACCGCACGGATGGAAGTATTGGCATACGTAATTGGGGTCTTGCCATCATGTCCATTACGAACGAGCAAGTAACGCTCAATCTTGTCGCCAACACCACGGGGGTCAATGATGAGTCCGCCTAGGTCAATGGAAGCGAAGAACTCACGACCACCATTGAGGACACCACAGGTATCTACGACGGCATCGCCCTTACTTGCCCCAACGATGTCAAGGGCACGACCAAGGCAGTCTGAGTTCTGCTGAACGACATAACGAGTACCAACCGTGGAGAGGGCATCAAAGGTGCCATCATTATTGACTCGGACTGTGGCACGGCTGTCCTCAACTACCAACGGAACATCCTCGCCCTGTGCGTTTTGTGTCCAGATGACGTTGCCATATTCATCAAGGGCGGCTACTTGGGTGAGTACCACCGTGTAGTCTGCTTCTGCGGCTCGGAGCATTTCCTCAGCGGTGCGGAGACCCTTCATCGGGGTTCCTAGCCGGTGCCACGGGACTTCGTGGTCGGCGTAAGCCATGCGAATCTTGCCGTCTCTTGTTCTGTCTAGGTCGTGTGACATTGCTTTCTCCTTTTGGATAAATCCACTGAAAGGAGATTACAGCCCCCGCCCGCTACCGACAACCTGTTTTGGTTAAATCTTTTGAGATTCTGGCAAACGCCGAACTCCAATGACTGCAGGTAGAGAAAAGCCTGCTAGATGGCGTTCTGTTTCACTTTCTCCACCCCAGAAACCATACTCGTGGTTCTCTCTGCCGTACTCACGGCACTCCCTGGAGACTGGACATACACGGCACAGCGTTGCCGCAAGTCGTTCACGGCGAACCCGTGCTTGTGGGCGTTCGGCGACCTTCGGGAAGAATAGGTCAGTTTTGCCATGACAAATAGCAAATCTCATCCAAGGAGCATCGGTGCGCCTAATCGGAAATTCCTCAATTTCATCAGACATAATTGCGATGTTAGCGTTTTAACACTAATCATGCAACCCCGAGATGGTCAGTCTTCTACTAAATTTCGGTCCATCTCGCTCTTGAGGGCAAGCCACTGCTTCTTCCAGTGCTTGGCTTCATCCTCTGCATCCCATAACATCGGGGCGGACGACATGCGCCACGCCAAATAACCGGTAAGACAACCAGCGACATAAAAAAGCAAGCACATAACAGCCCCTTCCATCAAGGGATGACAATACGACTTTCCAATAATACATACCGTGGGGCGTATTGTTATGCAGGTATTGGCGTTACTTCTCTGCCCAGAGTGAAACGCGAATGTCTTTGTAGGCGGTCACCTTGCTCACGAGGGCACGCTTGGAAAAGGCCATTGCCGAACCCTTGAGCGTAAAGAACCCAATTGCATCCAACTCATCTACGGCCTGTCTCCTCTCGGAGCAATCAAGGCTGGACAGATTCTTGCCTAACTTCGCCTCATACGCATCAAGAACCTGTTGAGTCAGATTGCCAAAGTGATGAATCGCTGAACCGAATACCGTGATTGGGGATGCTTCCATTGCTGGCAATCTAGCACCTCGTAGCCCACGGTTTCCAGCCACACTTATTGCGCTCTTGGCTGTAGTTCCACATCGCCAGCCCCGCACGAAGATTTACCTCGGGGTTGAATAAGTCCTCACAATTGTTGAGGATTCCCTTGGCCTGAAGCCAACCGCTCGGGTTGTACTTATTCTTTCGGCACCAGTACCCATTGATTTGCATGAGTCCGCGACTTCCACCATTGGGGTCTCTCTTATTGAATGACCCAATGTTGCAACGGCTCTCACGATAAATGACATAACTCAACTTGGGCCATTGAGCCTCCGTCCAGCCAACAGACATGGCGAGGTCGTGGTACTCCCCGCATCTGCCATAGACGAGCCGTGCCAGTCCCGTCCAATCGACCCCCGAAAGGTCAATGGGTGCAGTTGTATTGACTGTCTTTATTGCCTTCGCCTTGTCCCAGTCGCTTCCGCAAGTAGAGACCGCAACAACAATCAGGGTAAGGAAAATGCCGAATATCCAACGGTGAAGTGCTCTCATTTTGTTTCCCCCTTATTTGCAAGGACGCGACCAGGGGATGAATCCACATCCCTTTTTGTCGTCATACCATTTGTACATTTCCCATGCCCACGCAAAGTTGTAGCGGGGGTCATTGACAACTTCCCAGTGACCATACTTCGCTTCAATATCGTCAAGCCAGACTTGGTTGATTTGAAGGGGGCCACGGTCATGTCCATTCCATTGGGGGTGACCCTGAATCACATTCTGGCAACGGGACTCCGACCAGACCTCACGAAGGAGTTCGGGCAGAAGTTCCCAAGGCCAGCCAGCGTCTAGGGCGACCTGTGTCCACTCTTGGCAAGGAACATCGGGCGGAAGCGTCGGAAGAGAGAATCCTTCGGGGAGCGTCATGACAGTCGTTGTGGTGACTGGGGCAACAGTTGTCGGCGGTGTCGTCGTTGTGACGGCAGGGGCGATAGTTGTTGTCGTTGTTGGCTCCGTTTGGACTTCCTCCCTTCCCTGTGTGCTGACACCGACTGCGATGCCGAGTGTGATTATGGGAATGGCTAAAAGTGACCTGAACGGATGTTTCATGTGTCTCCAGTGTTCGGGGGATACGGCTGGAGACCCAGTCTCCTGATGGGGAGTCTAGCGCCCCCCATCCATAAATATTACCATTTTGTGACGCTGTTGGATAATAAAAATTACTTTTCTATTGATTTAGGTCTTTGACCAGGGCTTCTTTTTCGTATGCTTCAACAAATTCCCAGGTATCTTCAAGAGGTTTGATGCGAACAACGATGGCATCGCCCTCAGTCCCGACGATTTCCATCGACAGTGAACTGATGATGATGTTCGCCAATTCGTCCCCGCTCTCGATGTTCTCCTCAATCTCCTCGGCAGTAAGTTCACCCGTATCTGCCATGTCTTGGTAAAGCGATGATAGGTGTCTGAAGATTCGGAGTCGTTCCATCTCGTGTGCCATTGCGATTTCCTTTGCGTAGTTCTGGTTCACGAAGCCTACATCATCAATAAAGACGGGTGCAAGTGACCTCTTGGAAAAAAAGATGTCGGAATGCTTGACGGGGTGGGAGTGACCTGTGCTACGGTCGCTCCACCGGATTGGGGCGTGCCCCAAAAGACAAGGAGAAAAATGAGTCAGTCACCCACAACAATCATCGGGAACGTCACAGACGACCCGAAAC